CTTTTTTTTTATATTATATCAGAAATTAGGTACATAAACAATTCTAATTTTTCTGTCAAAAAAAATTAACAATTACAATTTCCATTGCATCCGCATCCAGAATATGGATATGGAGCCGGGACTACGTAGGATGGCACAGGCATAGGATTTATCCTACGAATCAGTTCTGCTGTCTGCGCTTCCTGGTTTGCCGCAATGTAAGCATTCTGTGCGGACTGAGAAGCCGCCAGTTTAAGTGCCTGATTCTCTGCTCTAAGGTCTGCTGTCTCTTTCTGGCAAAGATAATCAAGAATGGCACGGGTGTTGCTGTTCTGATTGTCCAGAATATCTCTGGTGTTGTTGTTCATTGAGTTCTGGATTGCACAAGTACTGGTAGCCATATCATATCTGATCTGAGCCTGTCCCTCCCTGTTGTCGCAGCAACACTGAGCTAGCTGTGCCTGCAAAGCATTTGTGTTCTGCATATTTGCTACAGTGTCAGCGTTAATAGCCTGCTGGATGCCAAAGCCAGTCTGCATGATGTTCGTATTGATGCCGTTGAATCCGGTAAGCATACCGTTGTTCACTGCATAGAATCCATCACAGAGGCCGTTATTGATTCCGTCAAGCTTGCTGATTACTGCGGAGTTATCAAATCCTCTCTGAATGTCTGCCTGAGTAGCTGCTGTGGCTGCATATCCGCCGCCGTTGCCGTTATTGCTCCAGCCGTTGTTTCCCCATCCGAAGAAAGCAAAAATGAATAAAACAATAATCCACCAGCTGCCATCTCCACCAAACATGCCGTCATTATTTCTACCGTTTCCAGTAGCGGCGGCAATGTCTGCTAAACTATAATTTCCATCCATAATATAATCTCCTTTTTGTGTATTTACATCAATCTGGCCAGATTGTAATGTACTATTTCATTCCTTTCAACATGTGTTGGAATTGTCCTGCCATCTGTTGGACCTGATTAAGTTGCTGCTGAGAAATCCGTCCAGACTGCAGCATCTTCTCAACTTCTGCTTTCGGGTCCCCCTTAAAATTCTGCCTAAACTGCATAAACTGCTGTATCATCTGCATTGGTCCGTTTCCCTGCGGCATCCCGCCGCCAAGTACGTTAAATAATGGATTACTCATCTGCATTTCCTCCCTTGGTCGCTGATTCCTGTACGGTATTAGCCCTAACAGGTTCAGAAAATGAATTTAATCGGTTTATGATAGCTTCGTATTTGCCTTTCAAATCATCGTATTCCTGTCGAGTAACATATTTACTGTCCATGTTCTGAACAGACTGTTTAGGCGGCATCTGAGAGCCTATCTCGTGGTATTCAAATGTCCGCAGTGGCTGTGGCATACCGGATACATCTGTGGATTTTATGTAGAACTTTTCACTCTCTGAATCCATCAGTAAAACGCTTGTCCCAGGTGCTACCAGATAGGATTTTGCGCCGACTTCGCCGGATACCCACAGGATACCGCTATTATTCTGTTGGGGTTGCTGTACTGGTTGAGCTGGAATCTGGACAGGCTGTTGCTGGAACTGGTTCATCTGCCCAGGAACGCCAAAACTATATTGATAAGGATTGTTATATAATGCCATCTTATACACCGCCTTTCTGATTATATTTTTGCATAAAAAAAGAACCGGAAACAGGTCGTTTCTGGCTCTAATTAGTATCTAAAAAGTATCAGCACACTTTGATTATTTTATTGTTTACTCGGCGGCTTAATCGTTTCGCCGTAGATATGCTCACGTTCATCTGTTCAGCACAGTATTCGAGCGTATATTCCTTGCATCTCAGCCGGAACAGTCTTTCTTCGTCCGGTGTGAAATTACACTCTATCAAGAACCTGTCTATATCTTTTTTCGTGAACACATATAATTTCATGAGCATACCCCTTACTAATGCTAACGTTGATTCTGCGCAAGATAATTTGTAAGCTTCTGTTTTGTTTTTTTTAATTCTTCCACATTATTCCCACTGATCTGACTGTCCAGCATGGTTGATAACACTTCCAGAATTAATGAATCTCGTTCTGCGATTCTCCGAAGACTTTCATAATCTCGTCTATCATGTTCTTCTAGTGTCTCTACTCGCTTATTAAGTCGAAATGCCGGTGTAATCCACTTAAAGATTACTGCTGCCGCACCTCCGACAATAGACACCCCTCCGCAGATTGAGAGGAAAATCTGTACAAATTCTGATATGCTCATTTAGCTACTCCTTCTCCCAGTAATATACCGGGATCTCATTACCGCTATCCCATGTATCGAAATATTTGCCCTCTTGTACTGTCACCACATGGCCATCTATGCAAAGAATGTATGTACCAGTAGGATGATCTGCGCAGAAATCATTGACTGTATAAATATACCTCTCTGACTGTTCCACAAGCTTTCTGTGATATCCATGCCTTGCCAAATATGATCCCCATACATAATTAGCGCTTGGCATATCTGATAGCGAGCAAGCATATACCATTAATCCTGTAAATACCGTCTCCCAGTCAAGCTCTAACGCCTTGCATATCGCCCGGACAGCACAGTCGCCTACACGATTCCCGGCTGGATTCGGATTAAAATATACCCATCTTTCCATATCTACCTCACTTTGCCCTCATAAATCTTTTTGCTCCTGCATTTGCCCTGGACTGCTGCTTATATCCAAAGTCTGCTACCTTGTTACGGTAATATTGTGCTGCAAGATTGTTTTCCTCGCAGAATTTATTATACTCCTTATTCTGTTCAGTCAGTTTAAAAGCCATTCGATCATATTCCGATCTTAGTTTTTCTTTTTCAGATTCTGGTACATCGTCTGAGTTGATTTCTTCGTTTTTCATTATCAGCCGGCATTTAGTCGCTCTGATTGAACGCTCCATTGCTCGCTGCTTCTGTGTATCTTCATAGATCTTTTTATTCTCTTCAGAATCAATCTTGTGTTCATCCGCCCAGGGATTCCGTAAGCCTTTCGCCCATGGCTGGTGACTGTGGCGGCAATTATAAGAATGCAATCCTCCCGGAATAATAACAGTTCCCTGTCCTGTCTTCGGGTCAATGTCGTACCCTGTATGCTCTGCCAAGTTCGGATAACCTGGTTCTGATCCTCTCAGACGATATGCTTTACCTTGCCATCCGGCATGGTTGGAAATTTCGTCCTTGCCGGTTCTCGCGCCTAAATGAGCCGATACGAGGACGTAATTGGTCTTTGCCTGGACAATGTATTGGTTCGTCACCTGCGCCGCTGTCTGGTTCATACTTGTTACTACGCAGCACCTCACAGCTGCTTCAAGGATTCTTTTTGCACCACTTGTTGGATAATCCACCATAATTCCTTTTTTGGCATAATTGTCCAACACATCACAAATTGCAGAGGTGTAGGATTGCACACCGGAAGCAACACGAATTTCGGCTTTATCCAGCAGATTAATTAGATCACGCTGAGATTGATTTATGGTAGTCCTACTCAGGTTGCTAAGCTCTCCTAATGTCTTTTTAAATTCTGCGTCCATCACAGCAATGACTTCTGGATTTTGCAGTGGTGGACTTATATTCTCGTCAATCCCTAAAAGAATATCTTTATCATTATCCCAAGATGTCATTACGGCATTTTGCAGGATCCGTCTAAGCTCTGGCTGTGTCATTTTTGTAAGCTTCTGCAGTTTCTGTTCAATGGCAGCTCTGCTTTCTCCCATTTGCGTGAGCTTCCAAATGAGCCGATCAGCTGTGGCGGTCATACCGCCAGTCTGGAGAATACGCCTGGAAATGTCCGTCATTATAAAATCTTCTAGTTCTTGATAAATTGCAAGGATCTTTTTTTCTTTTCCGTGGAAATACTCTGGAGGAAGCATTATTTACCACCTGCCGTTTCTTTTACAAGCCTCACCCAATCAGATAGATGTTCCTGCTTAGCACGCTCAAACCAATGGTCAGACGTCCCTGGTGTATGATATTGTAATCTTCTTCCTGTGGGTGATTTTTTAGGTGGAGATGTCCATCCGATAATATTGCCTTGTGCATCCTTGAGCGGAATATTCGGACCATATACCTCGCCCGTGTACAGATAATGAGCGTAAGGAGTATTATATTCAATCTCGCCACCGTCAATTCCCTGCGGGTATCTTACGCTACTTCTCAATGCTCCTTGCTGGAAAGGTACATAAGGCTCGCAGTCCGCTACAATCTGCATATTCAGTTTCGTTTGCGCTTCTTTCAAATTGCCATCAATCCGCTTTGTATCGAATTTGATATGTACATTTCCAACATGATTATTAATCTTCATAGGCTATTCATCCCCAAATAATCCACTTGCTTTGTTTTCCTTATTCGCTTCTTCTGCGAGAGCTTTCGCGTCCTCTTCGCTAAATCCTTCAAATTTTACCAGATAGTACCAGAACGGAATCTTGCCAGTGGTCACATACTGCCACCATCTTGCACGGTCGTTTTCACGCACATACAGAATATCGCCAAAGTCATAATTTACTTTATAGGCTCCAACAGGTGCAAGTCCGTACAGATCAGCGTAAACGTTCAATGCGTAAATAACTTCGTCCAGACAGGATTCCAGTTTGTCACGCACATCTTTAATGAACTGCACTGTCCTCTGCTGTTCCGCTTCTACTCCTGTAGCTGTCTGAATGCCGCTAGATTCGTTAAAAACAAAGTACCCGTTAGAGAATCCAATCTTATATCCCAACTGGCTTAAAAGGGCATTTATGCCGCTTATACGGGTATCTGTGTTGAGAATTGGATTGATTTCCTGGTAAAACTCTTTTTCATCCTGTCCGAATACATTTTTTACATAATCCGGCAAGCTCATTTCTGAACATCTATGTTCCATTGCCTGTGGTGTCATAGCGGAGACAGGTGAACCACTCGGCATCAACAATCTGTCATCTGCTAGAACAGTCCGCTTAGAATCAAGGATTTCTTTTGCATTTCGGCTGTATGCAATGTCCAGGTCTTTTAATTCTTCTATAGCTTCCGCAAATATCGGAAGTCCCAGTGGCGTGCTAATATCCACATTGTTAGCCTGTGGTGTCCGAAGTACTCCGTACAATGGTCCGTCCAGTTTCTCACCGTTTACTTTGAGAATCGGCGGTGTATCTGCCATAAGATCAGCCCACTTGGTTTGTTTGAGGTCAATCTTGTCTCCGATGCTTTGAGGAGATTTTGATACATAAGCTCTGTTTGAAACATAATACGGATAGGTTGTCACTCCGTCCACGGTGGTCTCGACAAATCTATGATATTCGAGCCTTGTGTAGTATTTTCTTCCGACAGTATAAGAATCCTTAAATATAATCCCTTTGATTTCCTGATTGTTATAATCTACAATCATCACGTCTGCCGGTGTAAATACATCAAGGCTCTCGCCGTTCGGCTTAATGAACACGGTTCCGTAAGCACAGCCATATTCTACCCAGTGCCGGATTTGGAAATATACCTTGTCTATCTGCTCCTGTAGCCACGTAGCCCTTGCGGAACCGTCAATCTGAATGCCAATCGCCAGTGTTGCGAGCCGAGCTGTTTCTGAACACACAGATTTAGCAAAATTAATCGTCTTGATATTATTCTTGTCATCTATCCATTCCGGTACTCCCCTGTAAATGTTCGCGCACCGGTTAATCAGCGCTTCCATCTCTTGGAATTCTGCTGCCTGGATATTAAAGTCCTCTTCGGCTTGTTTTTTGAATATCATGTTAAACCACCTTTTTAGCGTTGTTATAAGTCCCATTATGCACTGTTACCTCGTCTGGTCCACATTGATTCTGTGGCGTATCTGGTTGCATCAATCAGATGATTATCTTTATCTGGATAGCCACTGATGATATTTCCATCTTTGTCTCGCTCGTATTCATACTTTTTAAACTCTTTTCTTGCATTCGGAGTTCTGGCAGGGTCAAACACAAGCTTTCTTCTTTGCAGCCACTTCATGGAGTATTCAATGCTTCCCGGTCCTTTAATTGCTGGTCTAGCAGGCAATCCGAAATCTCTGTAATCATTTACTGACTTAGGTTCTGCACTATCGCTTGTAATCGTGTAATCATCGTAACCACGCCGTTTAATTTCTTTTGCAGTCCATTCATTTGATTTTTTGTTCTCATATATTTCATCAATGAAGTATATTGTTTCTCTGGCAGAATCATAATATAATCTAATAAATCCATACGGGTCCGGGAACCATCCCCAGTCATTGCCCTGATAGATTCTATCAAAGTGACTAATTTCTTCGTCCGTGATAGTTCTTTCTTCGATGTATTCAAAGATATTTCCACCATTTCCGTTGGCTTTTCCTAGATACTCATTTTCGTAAGCATCTGGGTTCACTTCTTTTAGATGTTCAGCATCTGCAAGGAATATATCTCCAAGCCATTCCTGTTCAATGTCAAGATTAAGATATGTACTATGCACAACCAGTGCGCTATCATCTTTTTCTTCTGCTTCTGCTGTATATTCATTCGCCCAGTTATTCTTGCTCCTAGGCGGGTTGAACGACTTGAACTTATATGCTTCATTTCCACCTCGGATAGCAGACTGCTGAATATTTCGTATTTCTTCCGGGCCGGCAAACTGGTCAAGTTCCTCGAACCAGACAATGCCGATATAACCAAACTCCGGCTTGATAGACTTAATCTTCAACGGATCATCAGCACCACGAAAGTATATCTTCTGCCCAGTAGGCTTATATGTAATCTCCATGGGAGATACTTTACAGGTAAATTCCTCATTTAGATCTAATTTATCAATCGCCCATTTCATCTGAGCGTAAACAGAATCTTTGATAGTATTTCCGACTTTTCGCAGAATCAGAGCGTGCATGTTCGGATTATTCTTCAGCAGTTCCGGTATAATCAATGATATTGTCGATGACTTCATGGATCCACGCCCGCCGGGGAGAATGTATTCACTATGTTTCTTTTTCCGGATATCTCTAATCATTTTATGAAATACGTCCGGGACAATATCCAGATCAATATGATATTCATTTTGTAATCTGGCTTTTTCTTCTGCTTTCCGCTGCTCTTCTCTGGCTTCTTTTATAGCAAGTGTCTTTTCCAGATCATTCATAGATTTCAGCTGATCGGAGAAATCTGGAGCAAATCCGAATGAATCAGTCAGCTCACCTCTTGCGATCATGGAACGGCGTTGCTGAATTTCTGCCAGAGACATGATATCAGTACCTTTTTGTTTTTCGATGAGAGACTGTTTTGCAGCTATATAGGAAGAAACCTCAAGTTTTTTCAAGTTCTGTTGTCCCATTGAATATGCTGTTTTCTCGCTATACCCAGCTTTTCTTGCGGCATCAGATGCATTTCCGCCATTCTTTATATATTCATCTGCAAACGCTTTCTGTTTAGGCGTCAAGTCCATCTAATCACCTCTGTCTATCCTCATTTTCTGACCGCCTCCCATATTTCTTTTAGGCACATTACCACATCATACTGGGATGCAGTTCGGAGTATTTCGTAATCGCAATTTTTCCATTCACCCCTTTTTGTGAGGTGAAGTGTAGGTGTTGATATAATTGTTATTGTAATCAATCGTTCCTGCTCATGGCTGTAGAATTGTGATGTTCCAATTTTTATAATTAATCCAGTAGATAATATAGCTTTTTGAAGTTTTCTCATAACTGCTTTTAAGTTTGCCACATTATCACCTCACAAAAAACTGCCACATATGGCATATAGTCATAGATATATACTATATTACCATACATGGCAGAAAAATTTGTCCCCACATTTTAATATTAATTGTAGTATTATATTTCTCTTAGTTTTCTTAGAGTATCATAAAACATAGCCATTGCCTTGCGCTTGTATGCGTAGAAATCGTCTCGCTTTGCCGGTATGTATTTCGTTTTCATGATACGGTCATAGGATTTGTTTGTTACAATAGATTCATACACTAAAAGCTCAATGCCTGGAGGACAAGAACTTATGCAGCAGTGTAAAATATCGTGTCTCTGCTCTGGTGTAGCTTTCTGGCATATATCCTTTAAACGGTTAATATCTTCTGGATATACGCCAAAATCGACAAGTGACTTTTGCCTGGTTCGCATATTATCACTCCTTTTTATGTACAGTTCCACATTCCAATCAAGTACACGACATACATTGCAGAATAAAATGCCGTGAATGATATATTATTCTCAACAGCTGCTCTATGGGCTTTTACCATTGTATAGAGTGCAATTAAAAAATTAATAATTATCCCTGTTGCTTTTAGCTCGAACATATCATCACTCCTTTTTCATTGCTATTTACGCTTACCACCCACACACGCCGCCCAGAGAAGAATACCGAATGCTCCGAACAGTGTGCCTAATGTGAATGCTATTAAAATATCAATCATTATTCTTCATCTCCTCCAACTTCTTCTCTATTGGATTAATAATCTCTTCCAATACCTGCTGCTCATAATTTTCTTTCCAGAATTTTTCTCTTTTCCAAAATGGAACTTTTTTAACCTTGCCGATTAAATCAATACACGCCATTGCTTCTAGCATTCCCCAACATCCATCACAGGCTTTTTTATTGCACCAGTTTACGAATTCTTTAAATTTCATTTTTGAGTTCCTCCAACTTTTTCTCAGCTTCTTCACGAGAAAAATAAACCTTTGCTTCTTGCTTCTTTTCTAAAACTCCGTTAATAATTTGTAAATGAAAGCCTTTTTTGTCAATATGAAAAGCATCCACTTTGTGTTCTACAATTCTAAGAGGTTTTCCTACAATATCATACATTGTATCTCCTACTTTACACGGTAATCTCACAAGTAAGCCCTGTTCTTCTAAGTCTTTATAAGATTTCAGTTCCTCTAACCATTTCGCAAGCTGTTCGTGTTCTTCTGCACATTTCATACAATTAGCCTTCATATAATTTTCTACAGAATCATTTGAGTCAAATTTTTCTGCGTCATTATAATTCATATCTGCTACTTCTTTTGTATGAACAATAGCTTCTTCAAGTGTTAATCTCTCCATCTACTTCACCTCTTATATACAACCCACTTATCAGAACCTTTGAACTTTACCCTTATCTTTACCGGATGCCCATCGCCAATCATCCCTTTGGGTTTATATTCACCAGCAAATGTTGCTCCTTCTAATGTCTTGTGGCTTTTCTCACATGCAATAGCCTTTTCTTTATCCGCATAGTCAGTATTGCAGATTTGACATGTATATAATGTTTTCTTAATCATCTACTTCACCTCTTCCATCTGACTTTCTACAGTATCTGCAAGCAGCTTCAAGGACTTAATAAATGAGTCCGTCAATGCTGTTCTGTCTGGGTATTTAGTGAATGCTCTGACAAGGTTTACTGCATCCTTGATTTCTTCTTCATCTTCGACGATTTTGGATGCTTCAAGCAATTCCTTTTCAAAGCTGTAAGTAGCGATCTTATTATCGTAAAAAATCAATATGTTTGGAAATGGAATTTCGATATGGTTTAAATGGTTTTCTCTCGCCCATTTGAATCCCTGAAACCTTGCTATTTTCAGAACACTCAAATATTCTTCCCGCGTTCTTACGAGTACGTTTTTTCCTGTTAAATCAATCATCAGAATCCCCTCCTCTTGTAATCTCATCGATGCACTGATTCCAGCCCTCCACAAAGCCAGCGTCAGATGTATTGGCCGGATAATCTCCATTATCTTTCTCTGGTAAGTCCATAAGTGGACACCAATCGGGCCTTGATTTGCTTTCGCAATCATAATGTTCTTCTGTCATCAGAATTACATCATAATCTAAACAGTCAGCTAGTTCGCAACATCCCTCGTATTCAAGATTGCCACAATATTCAGTTCCGAACGGGCAGTCATAGCAATTCTCCGGTGTATCTATCACTAATACTGATTTACTCATTCAATTCCACCGCCTTTCACGATTTCTACCGCCCTGCTTAGTCCAGCATTGTATCCTTGATGTACATCAGATAAGATACATTCTGATTCAATGAATTTATCTTTTTTCAATTCGCTAATAACTTTGTCCGAGTCAAAAGCTGTCGGCTGTTTATTAATGCAATCAATAAACTCCTTCTGGTCAGAACTAATACTTGTTCCAATTTCCCAAATTTTGATGTATTTAATCAATTCGTCTGCATCAATCAGCCTCATATTCTTCACACTCCTCTGCATATTCATAACCGTCCATATCATCACATCTGCACTGGCAGGAATCCTGCTTAGTACAGCAGATACAGCACTCTGTTTCGCCGTCCGGACAGTCTAATTTACATCTTCCCATTAATCCGGTCACCCTCCTTTTCGAAATAAATGTATCTGCTGTTTTTCTTGACCGGCTTTGATGTATCAATCCAATACTTTACCTCGAGTAAAGCTTGCCAAGATTTAAACTCTTTTAGCGTGACCTTGAATCTGGTGTAGGTCTTTCCATCTTTTTTAAAAATTGACATTTCCATGTTCAGTCCTCCTTATATGGCTCTGGATAGTCCATCCATGCAACTACTGTTCCCCCTAAAACTTTTTTATCCGTTCTCCAAATTCCATCAGTAGTATGTGCTTGCTCTACCAATACTGTTCCATCGTCAAATACAACTGTAGCAATTACATATTTAGATGTTTTTTCGAACATTCCTCTTTTCCAGTTATCTGTTCCTTTAAACTTTGCAAATATGGAATCGTGTTCTTCCGGAAATCTCTCACTGACCGGAATCCAACCATTTTCTTTCTCGTCCTGTTCAAAATCATTCAGAAGAGTATTCACAATATCCAGCGCACTCCCTGGAAGCCCATGCTTATACTGTGATTTCTTTTCTATCTCAGCTTTGTATTGTTCTAATCTGGTTCGTACTCTGCTCATACAACCACCTCTTCAAAATGCTCATTTAGTATTTCTTGTGATATCTCAATCCATCTGTTAACATTTACTCCGTCAAGATGGATTTCTCCATCAATAATTTTTTCATTTCCTACTTCGTAAACTTCGCCAACCTCAATTTCCATGTATCCGTCAACGTAAAATCCATCACCATCGTATGTATCTAACGTGAACGCTTTCACGCATTTATACTTCATGCTTCCACCTCGCTATCCTCTGGCATCTGGAACGTCATTCCTTTTTTGAGCATTTCTCCAAGTTCTCCCGCATGTGCTTTGTTTTCTTCCGTTTTTGGCTTCATACTTAATATCCTACATACTTCTGGAATTACATATTTTGTGTATTCCGAATCTCCATAGGCTTCCTGAATCATGTCCAGTACCTTCATGGCTTTTGCTTTGGTGGAATATTTTCCTAAAATAAAATATCCTCCACTTCTCTGTGCATCCTGCAAACTCCAACATATAACATTCAATGAATCTGGGAGTTTTAGATTGACTACAATGTTTTCAAACTTTACCAGCGCTGTTTTATCCTGCGTCCTCCTTAATATCTATCAAATTCAATGTTGTTGTCTGAATAGAATCTGTATGAATCCTCTCTGATTTTATTAACTTCACGCATGACAACTTCTTTCGCTTTGCTGACAGCTTCGTTAAAATCTTCTGTCCCAAGATCATAGTTATCAATGTTCAGTGCCTTGCTGTTGAGAAACAGTGCATCTCCGCACCCGACATATTTGTGGATACTGATTCCTAAAGAATTATCTTGCAATGTAAAAACGCTCCCGGTTTTGGGCTCTTCGTTATATTTAGCGTTACTTTTGAATTTCATTTTGCGTCCTCCTTATCACTTGCTCTTCGATTCCACTGTTCTACGGCTTCTCCCTCTGTTTTTCTCCAACGCTCAACCATTCCATCACATTCTGTACAAGCTGCAAGATATTCTTTTCTCGAATCCTCATATTCATTAATCAGCATTTCTGCCTTTCCTCCGCAAAACGGACAAGGTTTTAATTCATCCATTTTTCATCCTCACTTTCCCCATGTAAGCAACTACATGGTCAATCAACAAAAAACTCCATCTGTCCATCATCAATAAACTTCTTTTTCTTCCGGCTTAATGTATCACCCTGCTGTCTCAATCTATCTACACGGACTTTCTGGTTAAAGTTTGCCATATAATTATCGTCAACTTCTGGCGGTACTTTTAGAAAATATTCTTCTGGAAGTGGAAGATTATGTTCCTCGCAACAATTTGCAATCTCATTTCTGTATGAAAGAATATGGTTTCTGGTTAGATTCATATTGCATCCATCTGTCCAGAACGGATCATTACAGCCATTTTCGTTGATGTGTTCCCAGATAGCACGCTCATGCAATAGATTTTCTCTTAACAGCTCTAATTCCTGTTCCGGTGTTTTCTGCTTCATTCTCCTTCTCCTTTCGCTCATGTAAACAACTGACACGCTATTGTGCAGTTGGTACATGATTAATCGGTCTCTACCTTTGAATAACTCAATCTATACGCCCTCTGCTCTGTCGGATCCTCACTAACAAGCAATCCATTGTCTAAGAGCAAATTAAAGTGTTTTCTGGCAGTAGCCATTGAAATATCTAATCCATCTGCAATATTTCTTGTAGACGGCATATAGTGGTGTTTGCGGTAATATTTCAAGATAAAGTGATATACCGCTTTATACATCTCCTGTCCCTCTTTGTGTTTACACTCTGTATTGTATTTTCTCATCAATAACACCTCGCTTAATCGTTAATGCGGAATCTCAAAGATTGTAAATGTATCAAGTGTCATTTCTTTGATCTTCTGTGCAGCTTTATCCAGGTTTTTACTGGCTAAAGAAGTATGTACTCCTGTAATCCCTCGGAATTTTATTTCCCTCTCGAGCGCTTCTATACCGCCATCTCTAACAATTCTGAGTGCCAGGTCAAGACCGTCCTCTCTGCCACGCTCATACTCTCTCATTTTGCTCATTGGTTCGCCCTCATTTCTCTTTGCTTAGAATCCAAGAGATTCTCTAAGGCATTTATGCAATCTTGGATAAACTTTTTATCATGTTTATCTGTGCAAATACCACTAATCTCCCCAAGCCAAATTAATTTATCAGAAGCTTGTTTGGAATATTCATCTGTAATCTCTACTGAATAGAATTCTTTTATAGCTTTCCAGTATTCTGTTAGAAACTTTTGTATGATAGGAATATCTTTTGCTTCTACTTTCATCCTCCATCTCCCTTATATGTAACCTATTTGAAAAATCCGGTTTCATTTGGGTTACAAAAAAATCCAGTGTTTATGCGGGTTTGCAGCACTTGCAACCGTGTAACCGTGTAACTCACACATTCCCTATATAGGAGAAAAAAATAATTTCATTCTCATATTTTTATTTTTCTATATATATATATACGTTCTGAAAAGTTACAAGGTTACTCGGTTACAAAATTAATCAAATACCGGATCCAATATCTGGAACAAACTCGCCTTTTTTTGCTCTTCCAGGTATCCATCAAGATCATTCACCACTTTCAAACAGCAAAACTTTTTGGGATTCCTGCTTTCTGACTCTCTTTTCAGGACGTTACCGTACTTATTGTTGGAAATAATAAGCCCCATTTTCATGCCCCATGAAAGAAACGCTTTTTTTGAATATCCGCCATTTTTGCAGATGTTATTGAGCGCAGTGGGATAGAAATACACTAACCGGTTCATTTCTCCATCTTTTTCAATGGGATCTCCCCATTTTTCACAAGGTGTATCAACGTCAAAACGCTGCTCATTCATAGAAATCATATCCACCAGGTACTCATAACAACGTTCATTCGGGGATACATCCGATACATCAGCAAGCGTGTTTTTAGCATCTTGTATATCAATATACTGCATGTCCTTGAAAAGCATATCTGTGGCGATTCTATCCGCAGTCAGAACAATTGATAAGGAAAGTAGCTGTTTATCCGTTTTATCGTCTGATGCGATTTTTTTCAAAATCTCCTGCTGGATATTTTTGATCTTATCAACACTCATTTCTTCCAGCGCCGCCACGAAGTCTTTCCCGGCAAAGCCATAGTTTTTCTTAAGAATATCAATGGTGTTTTGCGGATTGTCGAACAGCTTATCATGCGTGCATTCTACTTCAAGGATACGGTTTACAGCGCCGCCCTGGTTTACGTAGGACTGCAATGGATACTCACCATTTGTAAGGATACACAACTTCCACACGCTTTCTCTTGTTAACCCAAGTTCTTTGTTGGATCTGGTTTTTCCTTGGCCAGAACAGAGATCATACACGATTCGCTCAAAGTTTTCCTCAATCTTCTTATCCTTCTGGCTTGTATCATCAAGGATAAGGGGAAGATTATTAAGCATGTCAGCTTTTACTTCCAGGCCCACATCCGAACTCTTGAAGTTGCCTATATACTTGTTTTCAGACGGATCCGCCCAGACCGAAGTAGCCAGCATGTGGGTAACAGACTTTCCGTTTCCGGTAAGACCCCATAAGTCGGTGAAAAATGGAAGCGCATCCAGTGGCTTAATCAGAACACTGGCGAAAGACGCTGCCAGCATAAACTTAATTTCGAATTTATCCTGCTGCCTGATCTTTTTTACATGCTCATACCAAATTTCCCTATCTCCTTTTACCCGAATGGCTTCAAAAAGCTGCCTAAACTTTGCATCCCCATCGAATATGATTTCCTCGCTGTATGGCAAGAAACCGTCTCCAATCCATCCAAGCTTTCCAGACGAATATTGTATTTCTATGTACTCATCGTTCAGGTTTTCTACGTCCGATAAGTACCTTACAAGGTGCTTGGCAGTTTCTGATGTTACAGCTATCCCATTCTTGGATAACCCTACAATCTTGGATGCAGTTGCTACGACATCTTTTGGAACAATAATCTCTTGCCATCTATTGTTACGTTTAAAGGCAATTTTTATCTGTTCTTCACCTGTCTGAATATTTTTCAGACGTTCAACCGGCAATATAGGGTGATAGCAGGCCCTAACATCTGTTATTCCAGTAGTAGAATTCCAAGTGCAAATTCCATCATCTGCTGCGATCCAGTTTCCGCAGGCCATTCTATCGTAGGGACTATCCGTGAAGTTTGTATAGTGTTCTACAAGGCTGGCTTCTTTTGATTGCCTCCGGGTATCTTCCTGTTCTTGCCTTTTTATATCTTTTTGCACTTTTTTGTATGCGTTTACCACGCTTGTAAACTCCGTTTTGCACCTCAATTCAGATGCTCGAAGCGCAAGGCTGGCCAACAGTTCAGCCCTGTAAATCTCATCCTCCTGATTGAACACCTCGTCCAGCACTTCCCGAGACATGATGGATTTCGAATCCAACTTGTTCAAAGGAACCATCTATATCACCTCTTTTCTAATACGGTATATTATTCAACTCCCCGTGTAGGTATAGTGCTTTTTGAAGTGCATTCCATGCCTCACACCATCTGTCAGAAAGAGGACTCCATCGCTCGATTTCTGCCCGATAAAAGTTAATATCAGACAAACATTCTTGCAACTCGGCCTTTTTCTTCCGTTCTTCCTTTTGCCTCATTTCCATCTGCTTCTGATGGTGATATATCGCCATTCTGGAAGAGAAATTTGGCTTTTGGTAAGTTCCTCCAAGTATGGTAAAAGCTGTCTTAAAATCGCAATTATCCATGTTCTGAACGAATGTAAATATGTCACCTGTTGCACCACAACCGAAACAATAATAGCTGTCTTTGTAGATTTTCATAGATGCGGTACGGTCACCGCTATGAAAGGGACACTGAATAAATCCTGCTCTGTTTGGAACCATGCCATATCTGCTCAAAACGTCCCTCATGCTATTCTGCTGCTTAATTGTTTCTTTATCCATTTGACAGAATCTCCAAAATTCTTTTGCCAGTGTCTTTCTTGTCACAAAACAGAAATTCAACATCATACTTGCGTTGCATCGTGCAAAGAATCTTATATAATACATCTCCATGCATAACTTTCTGCTCCTGCTCTACCCAGATGCCATTCTTTTTAACTCTTTTCTTCGCCCTGGGATTCTCCCACCAGAGGACATCGTCAAGTTTTTCAATTCCTTTTCCGTGTTCACACAGGAACACAAGTTTTATTCCTGCTTCGTTTGCCCGGATAATCTCAGCACGAAATCTTTCATGTTGCTGGCATACATTGCCGCATAATTCAGAGAGATTTTGTTTCCGGTCAACAACCAGTCGAGGGTTGTCATAATTCATGTAATCCCCGACGTAAAGCTTTGACACGAACCATTTTTCTCCTGCTGCATCAAATGCTTTCTTAATACCATCAATAACTTTCTGATGTTCTCTACTGTCAATTTGTATCATGCGAACGGCATCTCCTCATCAATTCCATCTGGAATATCCATAAATCCGTACGGGTCTGTTTCTGGATGCGGCGTCTCTGACTTCTGCTGGCTCTGATTAGAACCTTTGCTTTCACCAAACTCAATTTCTTCCACAACAATGTCTGTTGTGTAAACTTTCTGCCTATCACGATTAGTATAACTGCCGGTCTGGATTCTCCCAGATAAGTCCGCTTTCATTCCTTTAGAAAAATATTTCTCGATAAATTCTGCTGACCTTCCGAAAGCGATACAATTCAAAAAATCTGCTTTCTGATCAGAACCCTCTTTCACGAATCTTCTGTTTACCGCAATAGAAAACCTTGCAATAGATGTCCCATCATTGGTGTACTTGATTTCCGGATCACGTGTAAATCTTCCCGTAAGAATTACTTTATTCATGCTGTTGCTCCTTTTCTGTATGTTGTTTGTCATAGTCAATTAACATCTTCAGGCATTTCTGACCTTTTTCCTTGGTAAGAGACTTAATATCATTTACTCTGAACCGAGCCTTAATCTGGTCCACAAGCTTAGCTTCTGGGTATTTGTCAATAATATTTTTGATTGACATAATAGTTTCAGAACTAATCATCTCGGTTTCTTTTACCGGTTCCCCTTTTTTGTCAGACGAATTCTCACTGTTACTTGAGCAATCATATTTAGTCTTGCTTTCTTTCCAGTAGACATCTGCTCCAATGCCGAGATTTTTGCAAGCTACTGACAGCGCATCCGTTGTGGCCATCTTATAGCATTCGTCAGACACGTAGATTCCGCTTTTTTCTTTTGTTGCTAGTTTACTTCCTCCAGTTCCAGAAATCGGCTGCGACCATTTACTTTCGTAAAAAACATATAGTTCGATCATCACAAAAGCGCATGTCTCATTATTTATGGTTTCTGTCCATTTATCAACAGTCTTGTAATACCATCCGATTCCACAAGGCCCGAACTGCTCTGTCAGACATTTAATTCGCCACATAGGGTTAATATCTGTAAAGCCTTTTAAACGTCCTGCCATAATCGGCTTCTGAGCATCTTTTGGAACTTCTCTAACATGGTTATATAATTCAAGATTTCCCAATATTATTCCTCCTTGTCATAAACCACATGCTTGCTGCCCTCAACGATCAGCAAACTTGCAATATCTTTCATTGATATGGTTGATTCGTTATAAATCTCAACCAGTGCGTTGTACGCTTCCGGCGAAACTTTCACGACAGGGTTATCCTTATCGGTTGCCGGCTGCTTCTTTCTTGCCGGAATACGGATTTCAAATTCACTCACTAATACTTTCCTCCTTATATGATTTCTGAGCCGTTAAAAGCCCATTTAAGGCTTGTACGTAGCTTGCCAATGCTCTTGCCTTGTATGATTCCTCTATCGGATTATCCGGCACAATAGCAAGCTGGGTGTCAATCAATCTAACAATCTCATTAATGCGTTCTTCCATGTTTACACCGCCTTAAAAAAGCAATACAGGTTGTCTGATCTGTCGCCCTCTCCTGGAACAATCTTTCCATCTTCCTTTCGGTCTCCAGCGTGATATTCGATTCTGTCCAGGTACATGTCCGCATTTTCATAATCAAGGATATTGTCTCCTCGACTCTGCATTTCCCGGAGAAGATCATTGATTACCTGGGCCAGGGTGAGTGTAGGTAGCATTCTGAGCATTGATGTCTCATACATCATTAGCATTCACCTCTTCTTCAAGAAGTCTAAGCATGTGAGTTTTAGCTTTTTCAAACTGTCTACGATTAAATTTTTCTTGCGCGTCACTTAATAAGAGCGTGTATAATCCATCATATCCATGATCATTTTCAAAACCTCTATCCATGATATAGATGTTAACAGATCCAGTTCCAGTGCTAATATCAATGGATAAATAAGCAGGTGTTTCATTATAAATACGTTCTCCGAGATCAATAATCTCTTTAATCATTTTCCACAACATTTCCATTCTCCTTTCTTAAAGCAGTGCTAAATACGTAAACAATGCGAATACGATACTTGCCAGGACTTGCTGCAAGTTCTTCTCCCACATCCACACCGGAAGAAAAGTAAGCAGAATCCCAATAATCGCACTGACTACGATATCCTTTCTGTTCTGTCTAGGTGATTTCATTTTTTTCCCTCCAAAAAGAAAAAGATTACAGACTGTAAGCAATATACCAGAAGATATTAGTAATGATTAACAGCGCGGCAGTCAAAAGCCATGCACTGAACCACTTCTTAGTCTCTCTTTTTGCTTTTCTTACGATTTCAGTAGCTAACGCTGTCTCGAAATCGTTCCATGTAATCTTTTCATTTGTTACATTTTTTTTATTTTCCATGTTATTTTCCTCTCGCTTAATATTGACTTTTTAGCGGATAGAGGATTATAATTTACCTGTATCCACTAAGGTTGGTTTAGTGGCTTACTGCTCCGGGGTGGAGGTGCCGACTCCCTCCGGGGCGCTTATGCCAAATTTGCTTCTTTTCTTCTGTAATAGTCCAAGATAATTCTCGAACATTCATCGACGATTTTTTGATTGTCTTCCGGTGTATTATCCTTGCAGTAATCATCATGTATTCTGATTATCCCGCCAGATTCATTTTTTATTGTTTTAATTACTGCCATAAGAATCTCTCCTTTCTACGATAGATTATGATGCTTCTTCTATTTTTGCTTCTTCTGCAAAATGTTTCTCCATGAGATCGGCAATCATCAAGTATTCTTCGGCGATTTTGCCTTTTCTGGTATTTTTCACCTGTTCGCGGAACTCTGGAATTGTTCCATAGAAGCAGCCGCAAGACACTTTAACTTGTTTGTCCTTACATCTGAAGAATGTAGTTGTGCGGAATTGAGTACCGAATCCATGAATAGTTGCGTAATCTGCATTGTCGAACACCCTTGCATTGCCGAACACCCATGCATTGTCGAACACCTCTGCATTGCCGGACACCTCTGCATTGTAGGACACCCTTGCATTGCCGGACACCCTTGCATTGTAGGACACCCTTGCATTGCCGAACACCCTTGCATTGCCGGACACCCTTGCATTGTCGGACACCCTTGCATTGCCGAACGCCCATGCATTGCCGGACACCCTTGCATTGTCGGACACCCATGCATTGCCGGACACCCTTGCATTGTCGGACACCCTTGCATTGTCGAACACCTCTGCATTGTCGAACACCCATGCATCGCCGGACTGGTTTACATTTTCTTCTTTTTCTACCCATCCGCCAGTTTCTCCGGCTTCTACATTCCCAAATGATATGAGCGCCTTGATTCGAAAAAGCTTCTTCCCGAAAATGTTAATTTTGGTTTCTGATGTTAATTCAAATTTCTTCATGTTTTCCTCCTTAATTACTGTGAAGTTACAGCTTCTTTCTTATCTGATTCTTGCTCCAGATTATTCTCAGAAAAAACTTTCCGTCTTCTTCTCAAATAATGTCTTGCCATTCAGATTAGCTCGAAGCTCATATTTATGATCTTGATATTGACTCTCTTGAAGAATCTGGGCTAAAATGTCGTTTGGAGTAACCAATTGACATGTAAAAGTAGCTTGCGGACATTGAAGTTGTGACTCAATATCTGATATTCTCTTTTCAAGAGAACGGATCTTTTTCCTGGTTGATTTGCTCAACTGTTTTCACCTCCCTACCTTGACTTTTTATATTTGTTCTCCTATCCTGTAAGCGCAGGCACTGGAATGCTGAGTATTGAGGAAAGGAGACGAATATGGTTGAAACAATTACACGACTGTATCATTGCCACAAGATTCACAAGCATGTGACTGTTTATGAAGAGTATGAGGTTTCTGGTAACAGCCGCCGCCTACTGCGGTGCTCATGTCCATATCATCAATACACGGAAATGAAGCCGCACTGTGATGGGTATAATGATCATGGTTTTCAATGTGGTTATGCAAAAAATCAATAACCAGGCTCACTAACTCATCTGGTCGCTCACTGGGCGATAGGTAACAGTAAAGCCGTAAGTCACATTTGCAACAGTCTCCACCAGATTCTTTGCAGTGTTGGCTGACGGCTTTGTTAAATTGTAATGCGTCCATTGTTTTCACCTCCATGTTAAGAACTTTCTTTCTGTTCCTTATCAGAATCATCAGACTTATTCTCGGAAAAACTTTCCGTCTTTCCAAGAATGTAACCTTTGTCAAATTCTGACATATTAGGAATTGCATCTTTCAGCTTTTCAACGATTCTTTTTTCTTTTTCTGACATGCGCTCACTCCTTTCTTGTGATATACTCTCCTGTGAAAGGAGAGATGTTATGGAAATTTCTGGTTCACAAATCAAATTGTTAAAACGTCTTTATAAAACTGATATACTGTTGTCTGATTTTTCCGATTCAGAAAAAGGAGAAATAGAATATCTTGGGAAACGCGGGTTCATTAAATACAGTAAAGAAGAGACCGATTCTAGAATCGCACCAACCATTGTCTGCATTCAGTCAGCCGGAAAAGCTTTTTATGATTCTTATGTAAGAGACCGAAGACGGTGGTATATCCCTGTTGTTCTGTCCATTGTTGCCATCGTAATTAGCTTATTTGCACTGTACAAATCTGGACAGGTAATCAATGTTTACATTGACAAAAACAAAATGAATACGGTCACAGCTGAGAATCCTCCAGCAAATGCAGATAACAAATAGGGGAAATTCGGATATCTGTAAATGATTGGTAATCCGTCACCATACTTGCGCAATGCTCTGTGTGCTTGTCTAGCCATTTTCCCATGTGAATAATGAGGGTCACTGTTTATGGAATCCAGAATTTCCCATTTTGTCATGTTGTCATATTTTGACGGTGTTCTGTGGAACATTTGTTTTCACCTCCATCTGCCCTGCCTCGTCAGCACCGGTAGGGCGTTTCCGGTGGACGGTCATTTCTGGCCTCTCTTTTCCTTGTCTCTTAATGCAATTGCGTAGGTTAAAGACATCATTAAATCGGTTTCATCAAGGTCTAACAAAGCAGAAAGTCCATCTTGCAGGAAATCATATTCAGATTCTTCCACACTTTTCTGTTTACTTTTCTCCTCTGCCACACCGAGCATATATCCGAGGTCAAAATCATCAATATATTTAAGTAATGGAATCAATTTAAAGATAACTTTCTGCTTTTCACTGATAGAAAGTGGTTTTTTAGGTATTGGATTTACAAGCTCCATAGTTTTCTGCTCATCAGCTCTTTTCTTTAATTCAGAAACAGCAATGTCGAAAGAAATATTAAAATATTCTCTTCCAAGTGCATTCGGAACCCTGTCTTCGCAAAACATCATGTGCATTTCATGCTCTAATTTGAAAGCATTTTCAATTTCGTTTGTTGAAAAGATTCGATTTACTTTGTATGGAATCTGTGTTGCCCTCTGTTCGACATTTCCAGATACGCCGATTTTTACGAAATCACCACAATCCATGACATATACTTTACGCTTCAACTATACACTTTCCCTTTCAAAAATTCAATCTAATTGAATTTATTTGGTACAAAAATAAAATCCATAGGAATACCGGAAAGTTCACTCATTTTTCTAAGCTGTGATAATGTCGGTTCTGTCTTTCCTTTTTCCCAATTAACGACAGTAGTATTGGAAATACCGAACATTTCAGCCCATTCTTTCTGATTGTACCCAGCGTTCACACGAACCGCTTCCAATGAAATCTTTGGCATTTACTCATCTCCTTTCTTAACTTCTGGGTTCATTATAATTCAGTTTAATTGAATTGTCAACACCAAAATTCAAAATAATTGAATTTGCTATTGAATTTATTATAAATATGATGTACAATACAAAATGTAAGGAGGAAAAGAACCATGACAACTGAAGAACAGAAAAGAATCTTCTCAAACAATCTAAACAAGTACATTTCACTAAGCGGAAAGCAACAAAAAGAAGTTGCAGAAGCAGTCGGAACAAATCCATCCACTTTTAATATGTGGTGTAAGGGCAACTCAATGCCAGGGACTGGAAAAATCAGAGCTTTGGCGGATTATTTCCGAATTGGAATGACAGACTTAACAGATTTAAAGGAAAAGCAAGATCCAGATATTGAATTTGGAAACGTAGTAACAAAAATCGAGCAGTCAGATCCTCGTTTCAAAAAGATTATTCTTGAATACGATAATCTGCCGCCCGACAAAAAAGATTTGTTATGTGATTTTTTTGAGAAGTTTATTTTCTAGTGTGCAAGGGTAGGAATTATTTTCCTGCCCTTTCTTCCTTATAAGCCCTTTTTACGCACCCGTAAATAAATTTTATCATTGATTCACTATGTATTTTCTGTATCATTTCAATAATTTCCTTTTTGTAATCCATTTTCCGTCCCTCCCAATATCGCACAATAAGAACATTTGTTCTCTTTTTATTTCATTATACCCTCTTCTCAGCGATATAGAACGGACTGGATCATACTTCTTGCCCTCTGCTTAAAAAGTGTTCCCTCCATTTGTCTTGAACGATTGAAAAAGAAATGGCATTTGCATTCCGCAGAAATATTGTTGCTTTTATTCACAATAAATGGCTGCTGCTCTGCTTCAGATACAACCGCCTGTGTATAATTATGTATTACGTATTGATTATTGGCACTTGCCTTAATAATCACTTCGGAATCTGTTGGATCAATGCTCTCACATAGCGGCGCGCGTACAGAAAATGTGAGCATTATCCCAAACAGAAAAAATATAACCAGCTTTTTTATTCCTTTCATAAAATCCCTCCAAAATTAGTTTATATTATACTCTCAATATAACAATTATACAATATCTCAATCTTGCACAAATTTTCTTACATTAATGCTGTATTTGACGAAAATCGAGAAAATTCTACATTTCCCAACAAAAAAAGAACTGAGGAGTTAAGTCCCCAGTTCCATTTTTTTTAAGATATAAAATCACTATTGTTATAAGATTTATTTTTTACAACGACTTTTACTTTTTTACTGATTTTCCCAGCTTTTACAGTGATGTAAGCCGTTCCTTTCTTTTTAGCAACTACTTTGCCTTTTTTATTTACAGTTGCAATCTTTTTATTAGATGATTTGAAACTAATCTTATCAGCTGCATTAAATGGAGTCTTACTTGCCTTTAAAGTAAAACTTTTTCCTTTTACCAGATTAATCACTGTTTTATTTACCATCAATTTAGTAGTTTTTACCGCCTTGCTCTGTACGGTAAGATTAATATTTACAGTAAATCCGCTTGCTAGTGTTGCTGTAAGAGTAGTCTTTCCTGTTTTCTTCAGAGCTGTTATTTTAAATGTTCCATCCTGTTTGATGTTGCTGATTTTTACGAGCTTTTTATTTTTAGGAATAACCGATTTTAAATAATCTCCTTTTGCCATACCAGTAATTTTTACTGCAGCTGTGCTTTTTCCTTTTTGCAGAATAACACTTTTATAATTAGCACTTCCTGTTGGTGATAAAATATCTCCGTACTTAACATCTCGTGATCCGCACCTCAAACAATATCTAGCCATCTCTGATCTGGACATTATGGTTGCTGTTTTTTCAGTTTCCCAATCACTCCATTTATGCCCTAATGCTTGCGCTAAGACCTGTCCACATTCAATGCATTTCTGTGATTCTGTACAGGTTGCTTCTGTTCCAGGAGTGTGATCTCCGCTCTTAACAAGAATAGCTCCACACACCGTACACTTTTGAGGTTTTGTACATGTTGCTTTAGCTCCTGGTTTATGTCCAAGTGCTGATTTTAAAACTTTTCCACATTCTATACATTTCTGTGGCGTGGTACATGTTGCAGCTGGTCCCGGCTCATGCTGTCCGATTGTGCATCCGCTTACAGTAGGTACTGGAACTTTTACATCGTACAGATCAGCAACCTCTACACTTTTAGAATGCACAATTCCTTTATTATAAAAATTTCCTCTTGGATAATATACAACTTGTCCATCAACCATATGTGATGCTCTTTTTTCCAGAACATTATTATTGTAATAGTTACGGCAATAAACATTACCAGATACATTAATTGTTCCGTAATTATAAAAACTTCCGAGAATATACAAATTGCCCTTAACAGTTAAATCACCGTAAAATGTATAAGTGGCATTATCCCCAATATACATGTTTCTCGCGACAACTCTTCCACTATACTCCATGATGTCATTGTTTGTTACAAAATCCCCCTCTTCTGTAGTTCCCATTGATACATTGATCCTGGATGCATATACAGGAGCTGCTACGCTGATTCCAGCCAGAAGCATAATTAATAGTAAACATTTTCTTATCTTTTTCATGTTAACTTTCCTCCCTTTGTTTTGATTATATTATACTATTGCAGTTAGGAAAAAGATAGATGGATTTTTGCTGAAAGCTTTTATATTTACTTATGTTTTGTTACATGTTATTATATTTTTACACAAAAAACCGACTCCTGCGACCAACAGGAACCGGTTTAATAAATAAGATAATCTCGGAGAAAATCTTACCTACACCATAATTATATCATCTCCTGGATTATCACACAAGTAAAAAAAGGAGAATGATAAAATGAATGAATCAGTATGCATCTATCTAAGGAAATCCAGAGCCGATCGGGAAGCTGAAGCACATGGAGAGGGTGAAACGCTCGCTAGGCATCAGAGAATCCTGTTAGATCTTGCAAAGAAAAAAGAGTACATTGTGGGCGCAATTTACCGCGAAGTGGTATCTGGAGAAACTATCGCCGACCGCCCTGTCATGCAGCAACTCCTTCACGAAGTAGAATCCGGCATGTGGGACGGTGTTTTGGTTGTCGAAGTAGAGCGCCTTGCCAGAGGTGATACAATTGACCAAGGTGTTGTATCCAGGGCTTTTCAATACTCTGACACGAAGATTATTACCCCAACAAAAATATACGATCCGAACAACGAATTTGATGAAGAGTATTTTGAGTTTGGACTATTCATGAGCCGCCGAGAATACAAAACCATCAAGCGCCGTCTGAATGCCGGAAGGATCTCATCAGTAAAAGAAGGGAAATACTGTGGCAACAAACCACCTTACGGATACGAAAGAGTTAAGCTCGAAAAAGAAAAGGGCTATACCCTCCGACCGGTTCCGGACCAGGCTGAGATTGTAAAAATGATCTACACCTGGTATGCCGGTGATGGCTGCGAACAAATTGGAGTTGCGAAGATTGCACGGAAATTAAATGAAATGGGGATAGAATCTGCACTAGGCGGTGACTGGACTCCTGCCAGTATACAGGGAATTCTAACAAATCCGGTATACATCGGGAAAATAAGGTGGAATGGGCGAAAAACTGTAAAGACTATACAGGATGGGCAAGTAATCAAGACACGTCCTCGATCAAAAGATACTCTTATTTGTGATGGATTGCATCCGGCTATTATATCGGAAGATCTGTATAATTCCGTCCAGGAAATACGAAAAAAGAACCCGCCTCGCCCAATCAGTATAAAAAACTCAATCCGCAACCCGCTTTCCGGAATTGTCTATTGCAGCAAATGTGGTCGCGTCATGGTTCGCCGACCTTATCAAAAGCGCGGGCAGGAAGATACCCTCATGTGTCCATATACGTCTTGCCCCACGGTAAGCAGTAAGTTGTCTCTAGTCGAAAAAGCTGTGCTTGATGGAATTAGGGAGATTGTGGAGGAATATAAGTTAAACAATGATATTAATACATCTTCAAAGGCTATTGATTGCGGAATAACTTCTAAGCAGAATCTCATACATGAAAAAGAAAACGAGCTAGAAAGCTTAAATGCTCAAAAAGCAAAACAATATGACCTACTCGAACAGGGTATCTATACCACTGAGGTTTTCCTTGAACGTGCCAAAACAATAGCCGCATCTATCCAGTCATGCTCCGCTACTATAGAAAAATTAAAAGAAGAAATCAAACATGAGCAGAATATTATAAAGCAACAATCAGATTTTATTCCTCGTTGCGAAGAGCTACTCGATAACTATTGGAGCCTTGATACAGAATCGAAGAATAAAATGCTTAAGAGTTTAATTGAAAAGATTGCCTACTCAAAAGATAATAAAAATGCTTATGGGAAGGGCAATGAGATTAATTTTCAGCTCGATATTTTCCCAAAAATCCAGAAGAATAATTAATGATATCTTCTATGTGCTGACGAACTGGCTCATTGATGTTATCAGTAATTATAAAAAGAAAGTCCCGGGGAATTAACCCCGGGATATTTTTTACTGTTTCTTAATATATTTTGCAGATACAAAGCCATAATACTTTCCTGCAATACGAATATAATACCATTTGCTGCCGTTTTTATCTTTCTGTGTATAATTCATAACTTCTACTTCGTTGCCCTGGTTAAGAGTTGGGTATTTTTTGATGTTCGGGTACTCAGTTCCAGCCCAGGTACGCACATTAAGCACAGTGGCGGTTACATTCCCCTTGAAAAGCACCTGTGTCTTATCCTGTTTTCCTGTAATGGTAGCGGATGCGGGGCCACCCTCCTTTGCCAGATATCCAGTCCAGATCCAGCCAATACCGATACCGGAAACTTTTACATGCGTCCACTTTCCACTTGTTTTTCCATCAATATCAACAACAGTATCTTTATCAATGGAACCCATTACATATCCATTCGGTGTCTCGCGGACGTATAAATCGTTCACAGTCGCTATTCTAATTCCTGCCTTTTTCCATGTGGCAGTATCTTCATAGGATTCCCAATCAATCCAAACATATCCGTCGATTGCTGAATCGTTGATGGAGTAGGATTTATTGCGAACAGCACCGCCATTTGCTACCACACCAGATACACTAGAAGTATTTCCTTCGTTTGTGTAGATTCTTGAGCTATCAAAACTATGCGTACTTCCAACATGGGAACCATTGCGGAAGATTACAAGCGCACCTACCTTTGGAGTATTATGCCAAGTGCCTTTTTTCTTAGCCCAGTTAGTGATGGATACGCAATTGTAAAAACCACCACCCATGATTTTGAGGGCATTTGTGATTCCAATTACTTTCACCAGCTTCCAGAACTGATACTCTGCACACCACGGCTGCTTCTGGCATCCTGGCTGCCCCCAGTTATTCACATCTCTTGCGAATTTGGTGTAATTGTTGTATCCTGCATTCTTTTTAAAATCATCCAGATAGGCATTACTTTTCTTTTCAAGGTACCCGCCGTTGGATGCATAATAATCACCAAGGCTTAAAAATTCCTGTAATTTGCTCATTGTATCATTCCTTTCATATTGATAAGTACATGATACAGCGAGCAATTGTAAATTTCAGCCCCACATTTTTATACAATATACCTACCATGATTAAATTTCACAGAATCATGGCTGTTGTTGCCACAAAGGGAAGGCACTGTGATATAATATACCTGTACCCTTTGTGGTGCTTGGAGCTGAGTTTTTTGATTGGTAGTCGGGAACTCAGCTCTCTTTTTGCTGTTGTGATATACTGATTATATCATGTATTATCTTTTGCGAATAGAGTTTTGCGATTTTATTTATTTTTCGCTAACTATTTAAATGGCAATATCTCAAATATTATTTCGATAAATGGTGACAATTATGGCTTTGTCTATCAAAAGGTAGGAAAAATAGTGCAAGTTCATGGATCTATTTCAGCAAAAGCTACATCAATAACTCAAAAATTAGATCTTCCAGACCCTCTTAACAATATATCGTCACAAATAACATTTATGGGGCGTTCTAATAGTAACGGAACAATTGTCAGATTTAGGTTTAATCAACAAAAAGAACTTTCAAGCATAGATAGCACTACGGAAAATCATTTGTATATTATGGATTTTTCTTATCTATCCAAGTAGAAATTTAATTGCAGCAATTTTCCGATAAAATAATTATTTTATGCTTTTATAGTCCATATAGGAGTATCATCTTTCATCATTTGTATGCCATTCATTCCATCCGTATAAAATCCAATGGTCGTTCGTTTTCCGTCAGTTGTAAAAAAATCCAGGTATGCATTATCTATACCAGAGGAGCCCGAACGGAAAACAATTCTACTTATATTTCCGTTAAAATTTGTTTTGGATGTCTTGCCATTTAAATAGTTAATCGCCCCGATAACTGTTTTATTTTCGGTTTCCAATTTACTGATAACAGCCGTTGCCATTTTATCAACTACATAATTCCAAAACTTGCTCATCAGTCCGCGCTTGTTCTTTTCGTCAGTGGAATCCAACAGCATAACTTCATCATTATCCGATAAAGCTGTACTTTTCTGCGTGTAATTTTTCCAAGTATTATTAGCCATAGTCTTATACCTCCATTAAAATACGTTGTTTGATAAGTTGCTTTAATTCATTCAATTCCGCTCTCACGGAATCAAGCTCGGATTGTAGATTTTTAACTTTTTCATGCTCATTTTTCAGCATTGCGAACATACAGGGAATCATAATACGATAGTTCCAGTTCTCGGCGCGTCCCCTTTCGTCATGATCGACAGCGATTGGAAATCTTCGGTCAATATCCTCTGCAATAAACATTGGCATTTCTTTACCGCACCGTTCATCTTGCTCCATAAGATATCCGTCTTTGTATTTCGCCCAGATTACTTTGATTTTATAGAGGTCTTCCAGTTCGTCTTCTTTTACGGTTTTCCCAAGAATTTTATAATGCATAGAGGATGATGCAATTGTTCCGACATCTCCATTGCTATTCTTTCCTAAGTTACTACCAGTTATAAGCTTAGGCATTTCTGGCACATTGAGAGTCAAAGAGCTGCTTCCGGTTGTCTCAACTTTCATCCTAGATACTGTTTTTAAAAGAAGACCAGCTTGTTTGCTCTCCAAAACAGTCCAATATCCATCAGAGTATTGCGCGGATAAATCAAGAAGTCCATGAACAAGGGAGGAATCGTAACCAGCTGTAGCTACAGATTCATTTATCTGGAACCACTCTTTTCCCTTGAAGTTTTTAAAGCCAACCGAGTTATCTATTTGAGCTATTATATTTCCATTCGCGTCGTACACCTCAAAGGTGCCATATCCATTATTTGGACCGCCAAGCTTTAACGTTCCGCCCTTCGCATAAGTGAACGAAATATATAACTGGTTGCCCTCTTTATAAATTCCTTTCATGGAACCATTATTTGTAAGAAGATTAAATATCTCTTCATGGGTAAGTGCGTCCACATCTATCACCACAGGGACAGATTGCATATCCAGCTGATTTGTAGTTCCATCTGCTGCATACAGGATAAATCTAACAGACACAATACTTCTATCCAGTGAGCTAACAGTATAACTTTTACTCGGCTCATTTACAGTTGAAACCAATGCGTTTGTAAATGTAGAGCCATCCGTGGAAGTCTGCACATACCATCTACCAGAATATGCCGTTCTTGTAGCACTGTCACCATCTCGATAATAAGCTTTTGCCGTAATTGTGCTTGGTACAACCTTGTCATTCTGACCTCGTTTTAGGATATTAGATGAAAGCTCGATAAAATATGTCCTGCCAGGTACACCTTGTTCTCCTTTATCGCCCTGTTCACCTTTTATCTTCGTCCATCTATATTTTGTCGGGTCAATGGAATCATCCGGCGTGTCGTAATCAGTATATTGGCCAATATACTGCTTTCCGGCACTGACAACTACATCAAAGCCAGTTTTTCCGTCAGCACTATTCGCATAAGCTATGTGGAAATATGGCGTCTTTCCGTCCGCACCTGCTTTTCCAGGGATGCCTTGTGCGCCATTCGCGCCTTTTACAAGTGTCCACGCGTAATCATCTGGATTAGTACTATCTTGCTCGGTAAAATCCGCATACATACCGATATACTCACGATTACTGTCCGACACAGAGAAATCTGTTTTTCCATCCGCAGAATTCGCATAGGCAATGTGTGTATAACTTGTTTTTCCATCTTTTCCGTCTGCTCCATCCTTGCCATCAGAACCGTTTTTCCCATCAGCGCCTTTGTATCGGGCCCATGTATAATCAGCCGGATCATCACTTTCCGTTGGCGTTTCCTTATTATTTGCAATTCCGATATACGCAACATATTCTGGTTCCAGATAGATTGGATTTCCTACAGTATCACATATTGTATTCCCATCTGTATCAATCCATGGAACAGTATCTGGGTTATCTGACATATCTTCGCCGTTTGGCATAGAAGCGTATTTAATCCAGGTATATCCATTCTTTCCGGGCTGTCCATCATCCCCGCGAAATTTCGCCCAGGTATAGGCAGCTGGATCCGTGCTGTCATCCTGTAAATAATCTGTGTAAGTACCAATATAAATATCTGGTGTCTTTGTCATCTGTCCAGATGTTGGATTTTCTACCGGAGCATATTTAATATGCAAATACGGCGTTTTACCATCCGCCCCGGGAGTTCCAGGAATTCCTTGTTCTCCTCTCGGTCCTTGTGGGCCTTGAATACCTTGTTCTCCTTGTGGTCCCGGTATGCCTTGGTCTCCTTTTGGTCCCTGGAGACCGTCAACACCATTTGTACCATTTTTCCCAGCATAAATTTTAGCCAGCGAAAATCTTTTAACTACTGATAAAACACTGATATATGTTGCTTTGATGTCTACCCATCCATCGTCAGTGGATAATGCTGTTACTGTGTATGTCTTGGTCGCATTATTCCAGGATCCTGTTACGCTATCTGATTTGATAATTGTAAAATTACAATCAGATGTAATATCCTGTGTTCCGTACATCACGACTGCCTGCGTACTCACATTGCCGGGAAATGTTCCGTAATTTCCGTCAGAATCAACAGAAATGCCCTGGTATTCGTTGCTCAACTGCAATGTCATATTCTTTGCAAGAGCTGCCGCTTCCTGCGCGGATTTAGCTGCCGCTAAAGCATCCTCGGAATCCTGTAATGCTTTTGTTACGTCCGTGTCTTTTAATCTTTCCCAGTAATACCCTTTTCCATCATTGCGGAATCTGTAAGCATGGCTGTCTCCATCATAATACAGATCACCTACATGCTTACTCATTTCTGTATCGGTTAGCCACTCGTTTGCCGGGTAATTGCTAAGTGTAGGTGCAGGAGTCCCGGTCCAGGTATTGATATTTCCGTCAATCTGACCTTGCATACTGTTTAACAGTCCGTCCAAAGGTGATGCACCGATTCGCACGGATGCGCCGTCAATTACAATCTGGTTATTATCAATATCGGCTGAAAAGATAATCTTTCCGTTTGTGTCACGAACGACTAACGCGCCGGCATTAATATAACTTGCATTGATTCCCTCTGCATACAGAAGCCTTGCAATAAGCTCTCCATTAATATTTAATCCATAAGGATATGTCTTTCCTCCATCCATGGAAATGCCGATTGCTTCTGCCGTAAACTTCCATACAATATCAGATTCTTCCAGTGTAGGCTTATTGTGCGCATAATAGATATTGCTACCATCATCCTGTGGCTCTACAGTCATGTATAAACCACCAGAAGTTTTAAGCGTATTATTAAGCCTTTCAACGGCTTTTTCGCGCTCTGTGCGTTCATCCTTAACAAGTTGTCTAGCTTCTACCAGTGCTTTTGTAGCTTCCGACATATATGTGCTGCTATTTCGGATGGGATCATCTGCCTGCGTTTTTACAGTGGTAATGCCATTTAACGGAGATGATACATCAGTGATTGGTGTAAGATATCCATTGCCGTTTCGATCAAAACTGCGTGCCATATCACCAAATTCTAACAGAGGATTATAAATCAGATCCCCTTGCAGATTTCGGAATCTGGCCCCGACCAGATTACCGCCAATCCATGCCGCTACAGTTCCTAGGTCACTGTCAGACAAAAGATTGTTTTCTAACTCCAACACATATCCAGCAGTTCCAAACAGGGATTCCGATTCTTTGTTTTTTACTCTGATACCAGTAATTACAATATCATCACTGGAAAGTGTAGGACTACTCACGTAATCCTCTAATTTAAACGGAACTAAGGAGCCGTTTTCGACAGCTCCAAAATTCCATTTTATAAACTGCAAATAACCTCTGTTGTCAATTCTGGCGTTTGCTGTCTCTAGCATTGCCGCCCATCCGATCAATTGTCGGAATGTCATATTATCTGGGAGCGCTGTGACAATTACATTTCCATGTGCCATAGAGGAAAACCCCATAGGGATATTCAAACTCTCGCAAGCGTCTCTTACCAGCGCCATAATCGGCTGTGGAAGCGTCAGAGCACTATAATATTTAGCATTGGTTTTATACATGTCATCCAGCGCCGTAAAGCTCAATATTTCACCGTATTGCTCTGGGGTGGTAATTGTATAGACGCCCTTATCAATCGTCTCATATCGGTCTTCCGACGCGGCTCTGGATAGAACTATGCTGTTTCCATCAGTGTCTAAAATCGGCTCATAAAAATCATCCATCCAAATTGATTCACTGGCTGGTTCTGCTACGGAAGTCTGGAGTTTCAAATAGGCGTGAACTTTTGCCTGGTAGAAATTATAATCTTTCCACTGATCCTCTGTATTGTCCAGTTCAAGCTTCATTGTTTTGCAAACTGTAGCGCCGACCGGGAAGCTGCTACTCTCCGCACAATCGGAAAAGTCATTGTTGCCGATCATAATCTCGTTTTCAAGCGTCTTTGTCGTTCCGTCAGCAAAGGTGATCTCCACGATTTCAATTACTTGCTCACCATCCTGCAACTTTTCTTTAAAAGTATTTGATACATTAATCAAGTGGATTCACCCCCTGCATATTAAATGATATTTCGGAATAGTATTCCCCAACTTGTTTTATGTTGTAATTCATTTTTCCCACGTAAAACTTTTCTGAACGCCATTCATTTTTGTGTGCTAACCAGTGATGTAAAATGAACGGCTTTCCTTTAATAATTGCATTTACCAGATTAGTTGATTTCTCATCAACCGGCACATTGGTGGCTTTATAACTGTATTGGATCACTGTAAAAAGTGGAGTTATCAATGCAACTCCTTTTTGAGTTCGATTACTTCCCTCTGAATATGTGGTCTCAAAGTTACACTGCATGTCCTCATCTGGCTGAGGGATGAGAAGTCCATTTATCTTGTATCTATCAGTTATTGATTTACTTATTGAAAATGCCACGTTCTCACCCCCCCTACGCCAATTCAAACGGATTCGTACCGCTTGCATCACGTCTTAACTTTGCTTCGTCAATCATCTCATCAAATATTGTTCTGCGGTTCAACTGCGCTGTGAATCTGTAATTTCCTCCACTACTCTGATTTCCGCCGGTTTCCTCTCTCACGATCTGTCTTAACAGGTCTTCTGGTGCTTCCAGGTTCCGTCCGTTCTTCTGGTCTCCCAGGACAGCCAAGAACTCGCTTCGTGGTGGAATTACGGCGCCGGATGCAAGGTATGGTATTGTAGGAACTCTTGGGAAATTAGCCGTAAATCCAATTGTCCTTGATCCAAACGGAGTTGGAACCTTCCACGGTCCAAATGTAAATGCTGATTCAATGCCGCCGATTGCACTGTTTACAGTTCCAATAGCGCTGTTTGCAATTCCGATGACTTTGTTTAATATATCTTTGATAGTATCGCGTATACCTTCAAAAACTCTTACAACTGTATCTCTGGCACTTGTAAATTTATCAACGATTGCATTATGAATAGCATTTACTTTTCTGTCAACAAATGTTGTTATACTTTCCCATATAGATGACGTTTTTTCTAATACAGAATCCCAAATTCTTGTAATTTTAGACTTTATTCCATCAAATACTGTCGAGACTGTAGTTTTTATTGCTTCCCACGTATTAGACAGCCATGTTTTTATAGCATTCCATATTGTAACAGTAACTGTTTTTATTGCGTTCCAAGAAAGAGAAATGATACTTTTTATTATTGTTAATGCGGTTTCCACTATTCCATTAATAGCTTCCCAGGCTCCAGATATAATATCTTTTATAAGGTTCCATACACCTCTTGCAATTTCTTTTATTCCGTTCCATGCCAGTTCCCAATCTCCTGTAAAAACTCCTTTCAGAAAATCAATAACTCCGCTCAGAACATCTAATACATCTCCAATAATTTTAATAACGGATTTTATTGCTTCTATAACAGTGCTACCAATTACATTTGACACGTCTGCTATTACTGGAATTGCATTCGATATAATCCAGCTAATTATTGGGACTAAAATATTTTCCCAAAGCTCTTTTAAGATATCTATTAATTTGCCAAGAAACGTTTGGACCTTTACAAACATTTCTCCCAATTCCCCATCCATAAGCTCTTTTATTTTAGAAGCCAAACCTTGCAGAACCGGTAGAATATATGTGTTATATCCATCTATTAAAGTTCCAAAAATGGTTGAAAGTCCATTAGCTATTGAATCGAAAAAAGGTTTTAAATGCTCATCGTATAATGCAGTCACCAAATCAGAAAGATTTTGAATAACTGTCGATAATCCATCGGTTATTGTTTCGATAACCCTAAGTGTTCCTTCGACTGCGCTTTTTAATATATCCTTATTATCAATGAACGGCTGTGCGATCATATTCAGCATATCTCTTCCAAGTCTTGCACATAATCCCATAGCAGTCATTGAGATATTTGAGAATATCCCTATGATATTGGCTGTTATCTGCTGCGCAACTTCTCCACCAAATACAGAAAATATCTCTGCTAGAGTGGATGAGAAATTTCCTTCAATTTGAGCAACCTCAGAACCAATATCAAACATATCAATTAAATATGTTTTTATTCTACTGGTGTTTTTCTTTAGAAATTTTTCTATTCCTCCAATAAGATTTTGAGCAATTGTTATTCCAATCCTTGAAAAAGATCCAGATACTTTTCCAATGGAATAAGCAAATGTATCTAAAAAATCACTTGCCGCTCCAATTACTTCTGGATCAGTAAATATATTCTGCAAAGATTTCCTGATAGAGTTAATATTTTTCTTAATATCATCAAAAATTGGCTCATAATTGCCTAATCCATCCCAGAATCCTTTTGATAGCAATTTGGCTAATTTTTTAAACTTCTTTATTATGGCGTCAAGCGGCTTGGACATTTTTTCAATAGTCGTTTCGCCTTCTGCAAGTTTTCCGTAATCCACATTGCTTACTGCACCAGATAATCCTCCAGACGCTCCACCACTCCCACCAGATGAAGATGGTATGGAAGAGCTACTATCTGTAGAAGTAGCTTTGTGTATTTCGTCTAATGAAGAAAGATAATTTTTTGTTTCTTTATTTGCCTTTTTCGTAGCCTTAGCATTGTCATTTGTGGCATCTGCCAGTTTTTCTGCATTATCCGCTGCCTGTCCATACTGATCTGCCGTATCTGCAATTGTATCCGTTCCGGCAAGCCCTGCGCCGCTTCCACCTGTCTGACCTGATGATTTCTTGCCAGTGATAAGCTCCGTAAACGACTTGAAAGCGTTCGCCAGAGTTGCCAGTTTACCAAGTAAAATATTGATCACTTTCAGAACAGGCGTGAAAATATTAATCAATCCCTGTCCGACTGTTGCCTTGAGAGATTGCAGCTGCAACTGCATCACTCGTACCTGGTTCGCCCAGCTGTCAGAAGTACGGATGAAGTCACCCGATGCAGCCGATAACTGTTTCTGCACAAAAGCCAGGCGGAGAGCCACTTTCTCCTGCTCGGTCATGGCAGATGTGGTCTTGCCATAACCGTTCGCCAGTGCGTACTGGTCAAGTGCACTTTGTGTCATAACGACCCTTTATACCCTCGGTTTCCCGATATTTATTAGGGGAGTAGACTATCTCTTCATCCAAATAGGATGCATGGCACTTCGGAATAGGGAATTTCACCCTAAACCTACTTCCTTACGGAATAGTCGTTACACTTTCATCAAAAAAGAGCCTCTTATTGAGACTCTTCGATGCTTAGCACGGTATTACCATGATTATTTAAATTTCCATTTGAATCCATATGCAGTACGATGTCTGTAAACATTATTGCATACTTTAGATATTAAACCTTGGTCATATCCTGTTTCTCTACAAAGGAAGTTCATCCCCTCCCATTCTCTAATTACATTTCCATCTAAATCACATTGTAGAACCGCTCTTTGCTGAGTTTTTCTTAGCCGTTCTACTCTCGTTCCATAAGCATTGTTTTCTTGAACAGTACACCATTCAAGATTTTCAACACAATTGTTCTGCTTATTTTCGTCAATGTGATTAATAGAATTGCAACCGTCCGGCTTTTTAAGAAAAGCATTTGCAACCAATTTATGAATTGTAATCGTTTTCTTTTTACCGTCTTTATGTAAAGAGACTATTGGATAACCATAAGTATCAAGTGCAGGAGAATAAATTTTCTCTGGTACTTTTCTTGTATACCATCTGGCCTTACATCTACGCTCAAGGCTTTTTATTCTTCCCAGATTGCTTACTTGATACAGGCCTTCGTAGCCTTTAATATCTTTCCAAATTTCTTCACTCATGGAAATCACCTCCTATAAATATTATATCATATAGGTGTCATAACCACAAGTTTTTTAAATAATTTTAGGCTTTTACCGTTAGCATTGCCCATAAAGCAACACACCGAAGATTTCTTCGTTCACCATGTTATTCAATACACATTGCTGTGTAAGGGAGCTAATTGTTAACCCAAGTCTTTAAGTGTTTCCGTTTCTCCTGTAAAAACTGACTTCAGTTTTATATAAGCCAAGTCTTGTGAAATGTTATAAAATGATGCTACGTCACCAGTCAGCTGTGTCAGAGCTGTTGACATGTCGTAAGCCTGTGCTTCAGAGAATCCGAACGACTTAGACATTGCTCCGAACGTGCCGACATACCGCTTTGCCATAGTTTCAGATAATCCGGCAGAAGTCATGGCGTTCTTTGCGAATTCATTTACTTTGTCAGACATGGTTGTGAATGTAACATCAACCACGTTCTGAACTTCTGCGAGGTCGGAACCGAGTTCCACGCACTCTTTCCCAAACTGTGCCAATTTACCGACAGCAAACGCTCCACCAATCAGTAGACCAATTTTTTTTACAGCACTCCCAAGGCCGTTAAATGACTGTTTTATAGCTGATACTCCGTTCTGTACACCTGACGTGTCCATTCTGGTATCAATAATGACTGAGCCATCAGCAGCCATGTGTCCACCTCCTAACTATTTGAGGTTCAACATCTCATTCAGCTTATCTTTATAAGCTTGCTCCTCGTCGCTGAGACGTGTTTTTATATCAACAATGTTTTTGTTTTCTTGATAGAATTTCTTTTCCCATTTATCAAGCTTTTCGCCCTTTGCTTTTTTCGACCGGATTCCAACAACCGTGTTGAACAGGCATTCGCCAGATTCCATGAAATATCCAAAGAATGTCCACCAGTGCATATAAGGCACTGATCTGATTTCTTTACCAGCAACCTTGTTTACAGCCGGAACGATCATATCTCCGTCTTGTTTCCAGTCCATCAAGCGAGGTTTGGGTTTATTCGGACTATCGTCAACTTGACCACAGTCAATAAATTCGCAAGCTTTCCGACAAGCTTCTACAAGATGTTCTGAGGGTATGCTTTGCCAATCCTCGAACAGAATCTGCAACATAACAACTGCTTTTGCCTGTTCGTCTAACTCTGGATCATTCTGTGCAATGAGAATATCAATGATTGCTCGAAAATCCGTTCTAATAGAAAAATCCACCCCACTTATGTTTAGTGAGGTGGGAAGCTCATAGGCGGTCATTTTGTATATTTCTCCGTATACTTATTGACTGCTGCTTGCATTTTCTTTTTTCTTTTTTCAATTTCCGGTGCGATTGCATCTGCGATTTTATCCAGAACGATATAGGCAAATACCTGTCCGTTTCCAAATACGGTAGTTGCTGTAATTGGCTTTTTAAACAGGTCTTTTGATGCTTCATATCCAAGTAAATAATTGATTTTATCCTCGATCTGTTTATTCAGTTCTGCCATCTCTTTACCGGAAGTGACTTTCTGAATGGAATCTTTGAGCTGCTCAAAATATTCTGTCAGTTCTTCTGCGCGTGCTGCTACATTGATATCAGTCGGGTTAAGCTTGAAAGAAGAAAAAACTTCGTCTTCGTTATTTGTGAATGTAAAAATGAGAATTCCATCATCAATTTTGGTGTTAATTACTTTTGCCATTTAGCATGTCCTCCTTGCATATGTGTTTATTCACTTTCGGCTGTGAATGTACCGGAACTGATATCAAATTTTCCTTTTACACGCTCACCAACGTAGTTCACAGTAAACGGAATCTGATAGCCAGATGTATCACCGCCATAGGAAGTCGGTACAACGTAGCAGTCCTGCTGGTATGCTTCATACTTGCCTGCCGTGGCTTCTGTCCAAAGGTGGACCTCAACTGCTTTTGTTTTGAGGTTATCGTCTTTGAGACGTCCATCTACAATCTTCTGTAATGCTGCAAACAGATCAGAAGTAGTGTCTGCATAAAACGGATCAGCGTCGGAAGAAACTTCGTAGCCGTTATGCTTGAATGTGGATTCTCCAAGAATGTTTTTAGATGTTTCAGTATCCGGATTGAGTTCTACGTTATACTCTTCCAGATCTTTTCCGAGACGCTCATATTTCGGTGTCAGTCCTCCACAGAGAGAACCTGCATCGATATAATGAGCCATGTATTTACGGTCAATTTTGCCTGTAACTGCCATAGAAATGTCCTTTCTGCCTATAACTTTTAAAAGGCTGTGTAGGTTAGCGACTATCTCCGATTGATAGCCGGTTAGTTGTTATATTTAAGTGGTGTAATCACCATTTTTCCCAGTCATATTCGTATTTTACTGTGATTGGAAGCAACCAGTCCTGTACGCCGTTCTCCTGCGGCTCTGTGCCGTAGGAATTATCGCGAATGATGCGTTTTATCACTCGCCCTCTGGAAAGCTCTGTAAAAGCGGATAAGCGTGTCTCAGTGCCATCTACTGTGACTGGTTCCCGGCAAATCCACTTGCCAAGGTTGTCCAGAAACTTCTGAACAGATAGCTTCTGACGCTCCTTTTCGGAAGCTGTGCGATATACCACGATAAAGGGGTACTGGCACACCTGGTGCATCGTTCCGCATACATCCTCTTTTTCTGAATAGATTAATGCTCCTGTATCCGCAAAGAATGAGATACCGCTATCAGTTCCAAGTTCCTCATATTTGATTGTTTCGCCGTCATACAGTCCAGGATACTGATTCAGTAAAGCTTTCATGGCTTCTGTCAGAATCTCATATCCCTCTGCGTCCTTGCCGATCGGTTTATCCGCCATATTACATCCTACTTTCCTAATATTTCAAAATGTGGTATCAGTGTATATGGTCCGCCCGCACTGGTGACTTTAAAGACATTGTCCTTGTTCTGGTTCATGTATTGATAAAATCCATTTCTGTAATCACCATCAGTTACTATTCCACCAGTCCACTCGCCCTCCCAGAAGAACGATTCGTCTGAGAATGTAATAGTATCCTCCAGAGCGTTGTTAATCTGCCTTTTCCACTCTTTAGGAGGCACATATGGGAGAATCTTGCCATCCTTATCAGTAATGGTTATATCGTCGTTCCGGACGGTATATCGGATGTGCAGCTGTGCGTTGTCTGTTGCGTTCGGCCCGTACTTCTTAAGGATTGCCCCCTTGTCCGTAATAAGGTCGACACCGGATAAAACATGAGGATACCAGTACGCATCTCTTGTTGTCGGACTCTCATAATAATTGAAAATCGTCAAAGTTTTTTCGTACATGATACCCTCTCCTTAATTATTCTTTCTGCGTTGTCTGCTTAATAATCTGATTCACGCCAGTGGCCGACAACCCATTAAACATACCGACTGCAACCGCCGTGATATAATCCGTTGCCGGGAAATCCGGGATAACTCCCATTCCGACAGCTCCGAGAATTCCACCAATAACCGCCATGATTACCGGAATCCATTCATCAGAGATTCTTTTTGATGCTTTACAGCCCATTCCTACAATGTAGCAAATCATAACGATTGCTATACATGAGCCAAGTGTTGAAATGTCCATATAATCACTCCTTTATGCTCCAAAATTCAGAGAAAAAGGCTCTCGTAAAGCCTTATATATTTCTCTTTCAATATCATCTTTATATACCGTTGTGAGGACACCACCGACATTTATAGTCTTTGTTTCTCTCATAAGTGGTTGTGATGCTTCTTCTGTAATGCTTGCATCTAAATAGGCTACTCCAACATTTTTACCATTCCAACACTGTTCTTTGTCTGGACAGTTTTCACAGTCTTTTCGCATATCTGAATAAGCCTTTTTATTGCAAATCATACTCACACCCCCGCATACAATACTGGTATCCCATCATCCGTCCTTACTCCCATCAGAAGCGGTAAAGCCGTCTTAAGAAGTAAGTCGTTCGTTTTCTGTACGTCCCCAGCGGCGGCATATACTGCACTCCATTCCTTTGCACTCGCTCCAATCTGCTGAGGCGTGGCGTAGGAAATGGATTCGCTGCCAGATGATACAGATGTTACAATGCCTGTTGATTTGTGACCGACATTCGTGTCGGTAGTACCAGCAGACGCTTGACTGATTGCATTCTTTTCAGCAAGCTCAATCTGATACATTAATTCAGCCAATGAACAGACCGCCTTTTTGATACGCTTCTGAGAGCGTTCATTTTCCGGCAGCCCGTCCACCAACCTGTCAAATGTCATTGTGTCCACAAAATCACTGGCTCTTTCCGCTAATCGTGGAAATTCGGTTTCTGGCACAACTGAACCGAAATATGAAGTTGTGTAAAATTCATAATCTGCATAAGCCATGCCAGTTACCTCCTACTTGATCATCATTTTGCTGTTACAGTCGCGTGTCCTGCGCTCAGTGCCTTATATGTACTGTCGCACTCAACCACTGTGATTACCTGCCCTGTTGCTGCGGTAATGTCAGCTTCTCCATCCCACGCAGTCCAGTTCTTCACATTCTGGCCATAATCTACAGTAGTCTCAGATGATGCAACTTTGTACTTGTACACATTTCCTGCGCTTGCTTTTTTCGGAGTAATAGTCACTTTTGTGTCTCCACTCTTACTTCCTGCCGCAGAATTTACAGTCAGAGTTCCAAGCGTCTGAGTTGTGTTGATAGTTCCTACGGCAATAGCATCAATGTACTCTGCAAAGAGGGTAAGTCCCATGATTGCGAATGCTTCGGATACTGCTGTGTGGTAATTGCCCTGTGTATGGAATCCGATCAGATTTGTTTCACCGGATACAGTATATACAAGACCCGCTCTTGCAAAATCAGATTCGTTCGGGTCAACATAGTACAGAACGATATTTTCAACAGGTGTAGCGATTACTGTTCCTCTCGGAATTTCACTGTCAGATAACAGGAAGATTGTGTTGAATCCCAAGAAGTCTTTCATATACTGGAAGCCGAACTGGTTCTGAATAGAAATCTCAGCTGCGCCGATGTACTCATACACGTCCAGAATGTTTACAAATCCAACAACACCAGTCACATTTCTGTGCATCTGCTTGAATTTGTTTTCTACACGACCCTTGGCCATTGCCAGAGCCATCTGGAAAGTAGTTTCCGTGAATGAGAGAGTACCTGTTTTCAGATAGTTATAAAATCTTTCAGTAACATTGGTCTGAAGCTGGAAAAGGAATTCATCATCGGTCATCTGAACAGCGTTCTCATAACCGTGATCCTTGATTGCTTCGATAGATACAGCCTTTGCGTACTTCTCGATAGTCATTTCTGCATAGGGTTTTTCTTTTACAACGAATTTGCTATAAGGGATTTCCTCGCCCTCACCAACATTTCCATTCTGTAATGTACCCTCTGCATATTTTGATTTAAGAACCGCTCCGGGTGTCTTTTTGATTGGACGCATGATACCAAGGATTTCACGTAAGTGTTCCCAGTTTCTTTCGAATCTGGTAACAAAGTCAATCTCACGTGCTGTGACCTGGATATCATTTGTCATAATAAGATTGGATTTTGCTGCCATAAAAAAAGTCCTTTCTACCCATAATTGTTAAGGTATTGGGTTAGCGGCTATACTCTGGTGTATAGTCGGTGTAAAAAATCACTGGAATAACTGGATATTCTGAGCAATTGCAGCCTGTCTCTCGGACGGGTCTTTGATTGCTTCAATATCTTTCTTTGTCATGCTTCCCGGTGTCTGCTGCTGTCCAACATGAGTAGTAAACCTTGCCTGGTTCTGCTGAGCCTGCTGCTGAGATTCATCCACAAAAGCGGATGCGTCAGACTGTTTCATCTGCTCAATCAGATCATTTAATCCGAGAATTTTGCCGTCTTTCAGTTTGAGGCCTGCTTCTTTAATGTCTGCCATAACAGACTTCTTTGCAGCCTCACTGGAAAATTTAACATCGTCAAGTGCCGTTTTGAGTGCATCCGAGAAATCACGGTCATAGATTTTTGCATTGAATTCTTTCTCTGCATCCTCGGCTTTTTGCTTCAATCTAGCAAGCTCTGTCTGAATATTTGCCGGGTCGATACCGTCAAAACTTTTTAAGGTTTCCTCTGCTTTCTCGGCACGTTCTTTCCAGTCATCTCGTTCACCCTCGACTTTTGACAGGGTTTTTGCTACTTCTTTGGCATTCTTATAATGCTCGGAGAGTGCCTTTTTCACATCTGCCTGTTTATCCTCCGGGATCTCAATTCCAAATGATTTTAATGTGTCAATAAGTTTCTGCATATATATCCTCCTGGTCGTGTTTATTGACCTGCCGCCGCAGGTAAATGGATTAAGCCAGTTAGACCACTGGCAAGGTAATGGGAAAGATAGGAATTGAACCTATAATGTTTACCACGAGGGAACGGTTTTACAGACCGCCGCAACACCGCCAATCGTTGCCGCTTTCCCAGAAGACACCTTTTCGGGACTATTTGAATTAAATTCCAGTCCACAGGATAAGGATAAACCTATAATGGAATGAAAGGAATCGAACCTCTGGCACGCTATATGTAAGCTGCTCTACCACTGAGCTACATTCCACATAACCCGGATTCCCGGGTTAGCAAGGTATTTATCGTGTTATGCCTGCCACTATCCGACTTTCACGGAAATGTTGATTCATTTATAAGGAGGTGTTACCAGTCAGTCGAACTGACTAATGAATATGCCGGAAATTGCATCCGCTTTTCAACCTCCAGATTCCGCTCAAATCTGTTTCTATTAAGGACATATTCACAAAGAAAGGAGGACATGAAACGAAAAAGAAAGCAAAAACTTCTAATCAGCAAGCCCTACAAGGTTCACCATGCCTTGCAAGATTATAGTATCACATTCCGTAAAAAAAGTTGTCCCCACATTTGCAAGAGTCAAAGCATACTTCTCAGTTTTTCAACGTATCTTTTAACAAGATCACGCTCTTCCCGGCACTCTGCATCCTTGGACATATCGCTCATTTCTGTAGTAAGTTCGTCAAGATGTTCTTCCAGAGCGGCAAGCATCTTCCTCTTGCAGTCCTCAGACTTTCCAGAACGATAATTCTGTTTCTGTGTCATATAGTCACTGTAAGTGTCTCGTCCATCAGATCGGCTATAATTTCCTCTTCCGGTTCCGTAGTCGCGACTTTCATCACCGTAAGAGGTGCCACGATCATAATCTGGGTACATCATTCTTCCATCACTGCGGCTGTATCTCCCCATGCCGCCACGTTTTCTTCCGCGCTCGCTGTAATCGTCATTGTATCCGCTACGCATTTCATCAAGGACGGCGTTGTAATACTCCACCTTTTTGTCCCAGTACTGCGTATTTTTTATATCTTTGTACATATCAATCAACTTGTATGTCATTTCCAAGTTTCCAGTGGTCAGCCCACTATCTGCGATTTTTGCAAGCTCGTCTTCTATCCTTGCGCATAAATCCTTGATATCTCTCATAACTGCACCTCCTACGCTTCTCTAGTCACGACAATATTTGCGTTCGCAACAGAAATAGCCTGATCGCTTGTGTTCTCTACTGCAACATTAACGCAACATCCACGAGGTACATCAATATATATGCCAGAGGACACATTATTGTACTGGTCTACTGCTGCCGGTGTGGAAATCATCTGAGAAGAAAGAACCGGCTCACCAGAGATTGCAATAGCCAGAGAAATAGCTCCGACAGTACCGCCTGTTGGAATTGCGATATTGCCAGAGAAATCCACGAAAAATCTAGCCTTGCACTGGTTAGTAAGTCCTCTCAGCGTGATGATTCCACTTCCCTCTCTGTGCTGAATACAGTTAGAACCTTTGACTGCTATGTTTGAAAATACTACATTTCCATTTGCTGCTACAGTCTGAGCAGCTACATTTGTAAATTCTGACATAAAAATACTCCTTTCATATCACAAAAGGACAGGTCTCAGCCTGCCCCTCTGTGTAATACGGCATAAGCCGACATAATCATAAAGATTAAGATACTATTATTTACTTTTTAAATATTCCGGTATGCTCATTCTTGGAAGCTGATGTTTCCCTACGGACTCTTTTCCGAAAAGGCATTCTTCCGGTGTCCATCCCGCTCGATACCTATAACTAAGAACTTCTTTTCCAACACCAAGTTCTTTTGACCACTGCGACAATGTTTGCTTTTTTCCACCATATTCAATAAATGAATTATTACGCTTATTGTTCGCCTGTTCTTCCATCGGTATCCATTTACAATTTGATGGTTCATAATTCCCATTTACGTCTATTCTTTCAAGTGTAAGTCCCTCGGAATATCCGTTTAAATACGCCCATTCTCTAAAGCTCCAAAAATCAAGCCATTCATCACACATTTTTATTCCTCTTCCGCCATAATTTTTATAGCTGGGAGTATTTTTATTGTAACATCTTGATTTTATGGAACTCCACTTTTTATAAAACTTCCCTGTAGACTCTCCATGACAAGACCTTGTTTTTTTTGCATAATAGCTTCTAAGACATCCACAAGAAGTACTTGTACCTCTTTCAAGATTATATTGATAGCATTCAACATATTTTCCACATTCGCAGCGGCAAAGCCATAATGTGTTTCTATTTTTTTTGCCTACTATTTTTACAACCTTTAAATTTCCAAATACCATACCTGTTAAGTCTTTGGCTTTGTGCCTACAGCCGCAACTCGTTATATGTCCGTTTCTTAAACCTTTTCCGCTTTTTACTACGATTTTCCCACAATCACACTTACATTTCCAAGAATGATAACCTTTTTCACTCTTTCCTGCGTATTCCAACACTGTAAGCATGCCAAATTTTTCACCAGATAAATCTTTTATTGCCATGTACCTAACCTCCTTCTTTTTTTTTATATTATATCAGAAATTAGGTACATAAACAATTCTAATTTTTCTGTCAAAAAAAATTAACAATTACAATTTCCATTGCA